GTTAAAATTTTCATGTTATTTCCCTCTGTTTCCTTAGTCGATTTAGACAATCTAAACAATCGTTTACCCAATGTAAACAGTTGCATAAAATTAATTCGTATCTTGCAATTGATCCACACAGTAGTAATATCGGCAAAACCAGATCAAATGAGTGATACAAATGGGTGGAATGAGTCGGCGCAAGGGTGCTGCTTTCGAGAGAGAAGTTGCAGGAATGATCCGGGATCATCTCGGTTATGAGTGCAAAAGAAATCTAATGCAGACAGCAGACGGCGGTCACGATTTGCTAGGAATTCCTGGCTGGGCCGTTGAATGTAAGCGTTATGCGAAAATTACCCCGTATGATCTCAAGAAATTCTGGGAACAAACGGTTAGCCAGGCAATAAAAGTCTCGGCATGGCCGTGTCTGATCACCAAAGAAGACAGAAAGCCGGTTCAGGTCCACATTCATTGGATTGGTCCGGGCTCTGATTGCTATGGCGATTACGACATTGAAGGAGTGGCAACTATAAGTTTCGATTTATGGTGCGGCATCGTGAGAGAAATAATCATTTAAGGATTAAAAAATGTTAGGACTAACGGAAAGTAACAGTTCAGGAGAACTGCAATATCTGAAGTGGATTAACGCCATTGGCAAATTCGCAGTCGACGGGAACGATAATATCTTGTTGGATTTAAAGGGATTGATCATTGATCCGGCCAGCCTGAAGACCGGCTACGGCTATATCACTAGGGGTGCTGCCCCTGAATGGGTTTGGGCTCCAACACCTGGCGCGAAAATCGCCGAGCCAGAACCAAAGGGCCCTGAATACCAGGATCGATTCAAGCCAGGTTTTTACCTGGATGTTTTCATTCCTGGGACAGGCTGGAGACCCTGGTCTTCAAACACCAAGGGCTGCAACATTGCAGTCGAAAGCATTTGGCCATCAATCCATAACGGGATTGCGGCCAATGACGGGAAATGCGCGAAAGTTGCCTTCAAAGGTCATAAGGATATTGACCCCATGAAGGTTCCGGTTCTTGAGCTAATTGGCTGGGTCTCCCGCCCAGGCGAAGAAGAGCCACAGGCAGTCCAACCCGCTGCCGCTGCCGTTCCCGTGACTAAATCAGAACCAAAGCCAAAGCCGATTTCACCCCCGGCTGAAGCTCAAACTGAGGCTACCGACGATCAGTGGTTCTGATCTTTTGCCCCCTTCGGGGGGCTTTTTTTTGGGGTGAAACATGCATAAATACGCAGAACACATCGGAGTTGTGGCGCGGGAGATGTGGGGAGAAGAGAATAAAAAACTATCCCACGGTAACGAGCTGCGATTCGGGGCAAACGGATCAAAGTCTGTTGACCTGGCCAAAGGGGTTTGGACTGATCACGAATTAGAAGAGAGTGGCGGATTCATTGACCTGGTCAAGATCGCCTACCCAAATGCAAACGGGTCGATGCCTGATTTCTTGGAAGAACGCTTTGGGTTAATGAAACAGCGCAGCTCTAACAAAGATGAAATCACAGCTTACGATTACATCGGGGACCATGGCGTCTTGGTTTACCAGGTGATCCGAACTGATTTTAAAGATGGCGGCAAAACTTTTAGGCAGCAACGCCCAGACGGGCAGGGCGGATGGGTTAAGAACCTAAAAGGCATTGAGCCTATTCCTTATAATTTGCCGGATATTCTGCACCACACAAAGAAGGCAGTGTGGATTGTTGAAGGAGAAAAATGTGCTGACAAGCTCAGAGAACTTGGAATCTTAGCGACCACCAATAGCGGCGGTTCAGGGCAATGGAAAGATGAACATTCTGCCTGGCTAAAAGGCAGACGTGTAATGGTGGTCCCAGACAACGATGAAGTCGGACGCAAACATGCAGTAAAAGTCGTAAACTGCCTAGTCGGAGTCGCAGAAGAAATCAAACTTCTGGACCTTTCTGATCAGCTTGCAGAAAAGGGCGATATTGTCGATTGGCTGAATTCAGGCAAAACCAAAAAACATTTAGAGGCACTAGTCAAATCGGCGCAGAAGATTGAAGCCGCGTTACCTGACCCTGGAGAGATCGAGGCCGAACCCGTCGAAGTATTCCAGGTCATGTCTTTAAAGCAGCTGAAGGAAATGCCGCCAATCCAATGGATGGTGCAGGATCTTATTACCAAACATGGATTCTCAGTAATGTACGGCCAGCCTGGGTGCGGCAAAACCTTTCTGGCTTTAGACATTGCGCTGTCGGTTTCCTCTGGGAGGCCCTTCCACGGCATGGAAGTCTCCCAGGGCAGCTGCTTGTATATTGCCGGGGAAGGCGTTGGAGGCTTAGGCAAACGTGTTAATGCCTGGGCAGACAACCGAGGCGAAGGCATTAACGAGGCTGTCCTGCCGTTCTGGGTGCTGCCAACCGCAGTGAACTTCCAACTACCAGGCGAAGTTGAAAAGCTGATGGCAACGATTACAAGCCTGGAAGAACATGCTGGGCCGTTTTCTCTGATCGTCGTGGATACCGTGGCGAGGGCTTTATTAGGAGCTGATGAGAACTCTGCTACCGACATGGGCAAGTTTGTAAAGGCTTGCGACCTGATCAAAGAGCAATGCGGATGTGCGGTCTTAGCCATCCATCACAGCGGCAAGGACAGCAGCAGAGGCATGCGAGGGTCAAGTGCGCTATTGGGCGCAGTTGATACGAGCATAAGGGTCAAGAAATCAATCGATCAGATCACCTTAAACATGGATAAACAGAAGGATGCGGAGCCCATTGCGGATGTCTTTTTTCAGATGAACTCAGTTGAGGTGGGCATGCTCGGCGCAGAAACATCTATTTATTTAAGCAAGACTGACTCCGAATCTGCACAAGATGGCCGCACCGCAGATCTTAATACTCGACAGTTGAAAGTGTTCGACTGCTTACGCGATTCAGCGACTGATAACGTCATTGATTTGTACCTGGCAAAGGATAGTTTCTTCTACTGGTTACAGACTGAGGGTGGTATTCCAGGCGACGATGACAAGGCCAAGGCAGCTCGCAGACAAGTGTGGAAAAGGGCGATTGATGCCTTAATTGACCGTGACATCGTGCTCAGTTTCGATTCCGGCAAACGCTTTGAGTTTAAGAGCCATACAAACAAGGCTGTCACGGGCGTGACAGAGGGTGTCACAGATGAATCCCTTTAAATACAACAACTTAACCAATAGCGTGACAGAGGGTGTCACAGGCGTGACAAAAAAACGACAAGACCGCGAAGCGTGACGTGACGTGACACAACCCTAGGTGTGTCACGGTGTCACGGAGGGTGTCACAGGAGAAATGATGAAAGATTTAGAATTGGCAAGAATGGCATTTGAAGCAGCTGAAGCAAGAATGAATAAGCGTTGGGGGTTTCATGCTTGGAGCAAACTTTGCTCACCGGAGATGGCTGGTAAGTATGCGGCGATTCGAGAAAAGTATTCAACGGAGAAAGATCCGCAGCTGAAGATTAAATGCTTGGATAATCTGGCTAAAGGTTTGAAGGTAATCGACGGGCAAATCAGCGAGTCGAATAAACCGGATGATTTCTATTATCTGCACACCAGGGTTGAGGGCAGAAACTATTACTTGGTTGCGGATCAATTTGACCAGCAACGAGTAATGACCAAGGTCAAAGGAAAAGATCCTGTCATATTCACGATGGATGAAGTGGTCAGGGTCATGGAGGCAGATCAGTTCGCGGACATCAAAAGGATCAAGCAGGGCTTCCCTGGGTCAACTCTTACAGATGTTAAATTCAATTATGCGGAAGCGGTAGACGATGAAATCCCTTTCTAAGAAAGACTATCCGAAGGTAAAGCCAAAGATCCGGCGTTACTCAGTCCTGCCAGCAAGAGCTGTTCAGGATGAGTCGCTGCACCCGACCTCTTTACATGTCCTGGCAGCTTTAGGGCTTCACACCAACGCTATGGGCGTGTGCTGGCCGTCAACGCTAACGATAGCCTTACATATAGGGAAGTCGAGAGTAACCGTGTCACGGCATGTACAGAGGCTTATAAAGGCTGGGTACATTAGAAAGCTTGATCCAAAGGCGTATCCGAGTCATGTCGTACAGAAAGGAAGGCGCAAGACGAACAGGTATCAGGTGTTATGGGATGGTAAAGACCCAATCCCCACGAAAGAAGAGTTCTTTGCGCCGAGAGCTAAGGTCGCGGAATACGATTGGTACATTGATCACGGAGAGGTAAAGATCGACAGCCCTGATACGGATAAGAGAAGGGGGTCTGGGGGATCAGGATCGACTGAATACCAAACACTCGCACAAGCGTTTAAGAATGCAGTAGAAAGGACGACAGGCAGCACAAGGCTGGTTGAACCAAGCTATCAGGCAGCTAAACTCCTTATAGATCAAGGGGTTAGCGTTGACCAGGTGCGTGAATCCACTGCTGCAATGTGCGTAGATGGGCTGAAGAAAGGACGTATGCCACCGTTGACTCTGGACCAGGTCGCGAAGTGGTCTGGGCTGTACAAGAAATGATCAATCTGTTCAATAAATGTACACAGTTATGCACAGGAGTAGCGACCCCTTATAAATCAACAGGTTACGGGAGGCTTGATGTCGCATAATCTTTATTATGTTAAATCTATTGCACTGCACCATCGCCAGGGTTGTGGATATCGCCCGGCAGGAAAAATGCGTATGCGCCCCCCCTCCCCCTCCACTCTATAGAGGGGGGTATGACACGATATTATTTTGAAATTTGTTGGAGGCAATAATGACTGACTTAATTAACCCTGATCATTATCAGCGGGACGGCATGGAGTGTATTGACGCAATTGCGGCTGCTGTCCAAAATCTTTCTGGATTTAACGCCTACTGCACCGGGAATATTGTTAAATACGCCTGGCGGTGGGATGAGAAAGGCGGCAAGGCTGATTTAGAAAAGATCAGGCGGTACGCTCAATTTATGATTGAGGAAATTGAAGAACAAGAACTGACTGATGAGCTGTATGAATTATCAATTTTAAATAAAGTAGATCCGAAATGACAAAGAAAATGACGACCCGCCAGGCCAGAAGGGCTCTGGTTTATGGAACTGATGACGATAAAGAAGGCGTAAGGCAAGAGCTGGCGGCAATTGGAGCATCTAATATTACAGATGTTTTATCCTGGACTGAGTCGGGAGCTATGACACTTCTCCGCTCAGGGGATATCCCCCTGCATGTGCAGAAAGCGATTAAAAAGGTGAAGGTGACGCCCAACCAATACGGCAATTCGATAGAGGTTGAGATGCATGACAAGCTTTCAGCCCTCCGCGTTCTGGCAAAACACCACGGTTTAATGGAGCCCAATGCAGATAGTGACACACGGCCTAGTGTAATCGGGATCAATATGAAGGGTCCGGCAGCAACAACTTATGAGGTAATTGAAGATGGCGCGAATGAACCAGGACAAGAGTCAGAGGACCAGCAGACCAAGAAGGACCAGGACGACCAGCCAGACTTATTCTGATCAGCTGGGTGGACTTGACCTGGATTTCTCTGGGGCTCCAACAACTTGGGATTTTCTAAATGATAACTCCTTTGTTCGCGGCTTAATGGGGCCTGTTGGCTCTGGCAAGTCTTACGGCTGCGCCGCTGAGATAATGTTGCGCGCTGTAAAGCAACCACCTAGTCCAAAGGACGGGGTTCGCTACACCCGGTTTGTTATTATTCGGAATAGTTACCCGGAACTGAGAACTACAACAATTAAGACTTGGTTAGAGCTGTTTCCTGAACATATTTGGGGGCCAATGCGCTGGTCGCCCCCAATCTCTCACCACCTGAAGCTACCGAGTCGGGGTGAAGCCCACGGGATTGACTGCGAAGTGATCTTTATGGCCCTAGATCAGCCAAAAGATGTGCGAAAGTTACTGTCATTAGAGCTGACAGGGGCCTGGGTAAATGAGGCAAGAGAGCTGCCTTTGGCTGTTGTCCAGGGATTAACCCACCGAGTTGGCCGATACCCAACAAAAAGTAATGGCGGCTGTCCTTGGCGTGGAATTTGGATGGATACCAACCCGATGGATGATGATCATTGGTGGCATAGGCTAGCCGAGCGAGAGCCGGTCAGGGGTAAGTACAGATGGGAGTTCTTTAAGCAGCCAGGCGGCGTTATAGAGACACTGCCAGATGATGAAGACTCTATTCCAGCAGCTGGTAAGTTCTGGAAGGTCAGTGAGACCGCTGAGAATATTAATAATCTACCGCAAGGCTATTATGACCAACAGTTAGGCGGGAAGAACCTAGATTGGATTCGCTGTTATGCCGGTGGCCAATACGTTTATGTGCAGGAAGGAAGGCCCGTCTGGCCGGAATACGATGATTCGGTCATGTCTTCTGATGATATTGTGGTCGACCCAACGCTACCCATTCAGATTGGATTAGATTTTGGTTTAACACCAGCAGCTGTCTTCGGCCAAAGGATGGCATCGGGTCGTTGGAATATTTTAAAGGAAATCGTGACAGATGATATGGGCCTGGAGCGGTTTGGCTTAATTCTTTTAAATGAGATTAATGTGCATTACCCAAAACAGGAGATCCTTGTTTGGGGTGACCCGGCTGGCCAAAAGCGTGATGAGATTTTTGAGGTGACCGCATTTGACCATTTGAGGACTATTGGTTTGAATGCGAAGCCTACTGCATCAAATGATTTCCAGGTTAGGAGAGAGGCAGCCGCAATGCCTATGAATCGGTTTATTGACAAGCGTGTTGGGCTGCAAGTGCATAAAGGCTGCCAGCGACTGCGTAAGTCATTGGCTGGCGGTTATCACTTTAAGCGAGTTGCTGTTGGCGGTGGCCATGAGCGGTTTCGAGATGCGGCAAATAAAAATGAGCATTCGCATGTTGGCGATGCATTCGGTTATCTAATGC